CGTCTGCAGGACGCCATCACCGAGCAGTCGGAGTTCCTGCCGCTGATCAACATCATCACCGTGTCGGAGCTGGTCGGCGAGAACGTCCTGGGCAGCGCCTCCGGGCCTGTGTCCGGTCGCATCGACACCAAGGTTGACGGCAACGAGCGGACCCCGCGCGACGTACTCGGCCTGGGCAGCTTCCCCTACCAGCTCTACCAGACCAACAGCGACGTCTACATCCGCTACGACACCCTCGACGCCTGGGCCAAATTCAAGGACTTCCACGCGCGCTACACTCGCTACGTGCAGGAGCGGATCGCCAATGACCGTGAAATGGTCGGCTGGTACGGCGTCGAAGCCGCAGCCAACACCGACCTGACGGCCAACCCCCTGCTGCAGGACGTCAACAAGGGATGGCTGCAGTACATGCGCGACAACCTCCCCGCCAACATCCTGGCCGAGGGCGCGACCGCCGGTGAGATCCGCATCGGCACCGGCGGCGACTACGCCAACCTCGACCACGCCGTGTCCGACCTGCTCCAGGGCATCCCCCGCTACCTGCGCAAGGGGCTCATCACCCTGGCGGGCGACGAGCTCATCTCCCATGAGCATGCCGGGCTCTACAAGGCCATCGGCAACACCCCCTCGGAGAAGGTCCTGGCAACCCAGTCCCTGTCCCTGCTGGGCGGTCTGCCCTGGATGACCCCGAGCAACTTCCCCGGCCGCGGCCTGGTGATCACCCCGCTCAAGAACCTGTCCATCTACGTGCAGGAAGAGTCGTGGCGTCGCAAGGTCGAGGACAACCCGAAGAAAGACCGCATCGAGGACTACAACTCCCGCAACGAGGGCTACGTGGTCGAAGTGCCCGAGCAGCTCGTGGGCGTCGAGTTCGACAACGTCAAGATCAGCCGCGACGGCGGCACGACCTGGGAATAGCCTCCCCGGAATCTGAGAGGGGTGGCGGCCAAACCGCCACCCCTCGTTGCAAAACTCCAACCCGTGGAGGAGCCCATGAGCCTGATGAGACACTGGCAGAAAACATTCAAAGACGCGGCCGCAACCCCGGATGCCCCCAAGCGGGTTCTGGTGGTCGGCGGCACCATCGGCCAGCAGCAGATGCTTGCCCTGATAGACGCATCCCTGTCCGAGGACATGAAGGCGCTGGGCGAGATCAAATCCGTGGAGGCCAAGGCCGATCTCAAGCGGGCGCTGATCCCCAAGTATGCCGACTACGTCGCCCGGCTGCGCGCCGAGGGCTGGCAGCACGACCTGCTGACCACCTACATGATCTGGCTGTTCGACATCGGGCGCATCGAGGCAGCACTCGAGCTCGGCCTGTACTGCGTGCGCGAGGGAGTCCCCATGCCCGAGCGGTTCTCGCGCGAGACCTACGTGGTCGTGGCCGACAGCGTGCTGGAATGGGCCGTGGCCGAGTACGAGGCGGACCGCAGCCCGGAACCCTTTTTCTCCACCGTCTTCGGATTCGTGGACGGCATGAACAGCGCCGCGCCCTGGGACCTGCCCGACAAGCTGCGGGCCAAGTTCTACCGGCTGGCCGGACTCCTCGAGGACAAGGCCGGACGGCTGGAAGCCGCCGAGGCCTGCCTGATCCAGGCGGACGCCCTGGGCGCCAAGGTCAAGACCAAGCTCGGTGCGGTGCAGAAGGCCCTGGCCGAGGGAAACAACTAGCTCCTCCATACGCCGCTTCCCCCAAGGCCAGCCCGGGCAACAGCCTGGAGGCGGGCCGAAGGGGGAAGCCAAAAAGGATAGACCATGAGCTTCTCCGGCAACGACACCCAGACATCGCCCACCGTGGTCAGCAATGCCCAGTGGTGGCCGTCGCTGGCCGTTGCCGACTTCCAGACCCGCTACCGGCTCCCGCGCGAGTATGCCGAGGGCGTGCTGGTCGACGGCCTGCAGATAGGCATGATCTGGGCCAACATGGCGCTGGCGTCCTGGCAGGCCGAGCAAGAGGCCGCTGGGCATGCGTCCCTGTCGGATGTCCCCTGCATGGAGATCGGCGGCGAGCCGTCCCTGGTCATCAACTACCGCAGGGCGGTGATGAGCTACGCCAAGGCGTACCTGATGCAGCAGTTCCCGACCATCAACCGCCGGGAGACTGCCAACAACGAAGCCAGGGAAAGCGAGGCGACCGAGGACAAGTTCCGCGAGTACGCCAGCCAGGCGCTGGCCCAAGTCCTGGGCGTGCCGAGCATAGCCGTGGAGCTCATATGAGGAAGCTGCAGGCGCTGACCAAGGCCCTGCAATCGGCAGGGGCCGCGTCCGACGCGACGCATGCCTTTGCCGACCGTGGCGTGCTCATGCCCACGGGCCGTGATCTGGGACACGGCATCGAGATCGGCCGGTTCAAGTACGACGCCGTGATCCAGCTGGAGCGATACCCGGACGACGCATACGCGCTGCTGGCCTTTGTCACCGCATGGCTGCAGGTGCACGACCCCGACCGTGAATCCCAGGGGCTTGGGGATCCGGACGTGGACGTATCGCTCAACGACGACAGGACCGCCGATGTCGAGCTGGGCGTCGAGTTCGAGGAGGCGCTGGAGCTGGTGCCCGACGAGTCCGGCCCCATCGAGTTCGACGGCAAGCGATGGGCGGTCGCCCCTGTGCCCATCGACGTGGCCGATGGGCTGGACGCCATGGAGGGACGCGCCGATGCCGGGTAGCGTCATGCGCATGGACACAGACAAGGCTGGTCGGCTGCGGCTGGCCGAGCAGATGGAATTGCTGTCCCTGCCTCCGCGCCAGCGGGCTAAAGCCCTGCGCAAAATGGGAGCCGAGCTTATCAAGCTCGCACGCAGGAACGTCAAACAGCAACAAACGACATCCGGTCGTCCCATGTCGCCGCGCAAGAACAAGCGCGTGCGCCGTAGGATGTTGAGCAAGCTGCCTGGGTTCCTTGGTGTGTATCGCCTCGATCCCTATAGCATGGCCGTGACCTATAGAAACGAGATCGGCTTGGTCGCCCACAAGCATCAGTACGGCAGCGAAGATGTTTTCACAGCCCAACAAAAAGAAAAGCAGACCGCCAAAAAGGACAAAAACGATCAGCCCGCAACCAGAGCCATAGCCAAGTCCCTGCGCGATGCAGGGTACAGGCGTCCCGTAAAAAGAGAACGGGGCAAGGGTCGCCGCTTCAAGCGGGCCAGCCTGAAGTGGATACAGGAAAACATGACGGTGGGCCAAGCCGGGTTGATCTACCACATTTTGCAGGGGAACCCGTCAACCCGTCCCCAGCGGTGGACCGTAAAGACCCCGGCCCGTCCCTTCCTCGGCCCCAAGCCGGGGGATGAATCCCGGCTGCTGAATGATCTCGCCAGACAGGCGCTATCCGACATCCGTAACCGTTAAACCAGGAGTCCGCATATGTCGCTGGGCACAGTACAGGTCAACAAACTCAATTTGCTGCAAGGGGAGCTGAAGGACGTCGAGCGCTACTTCCTGTTCATCGGCCTCGGCGCTGGCACCAACGAAGGCGCGCTGCTGACGGTCAACACCGACACGGATCTCGACGATGTCCTGGGCGTGGCCGCCAGCAACCTGAAGACACAGGTGCAGGCAGCCAAGGTCAACGCGGGCCAGAACTGGTTCGCGGCCGTGCTGCCCCTGGCCGAAGGCGCGGCTTGGGACGATGCCGTGGACTACGCCATGGAGCGGACCTCGGTCGAGGCTATCGTCATCACTGACCCCGTCACCACCGCCGCGGATATCGAGGCGATGCAGGCCAAGGCGGAGGAGATCATGGGCCAGTACATGCGCCCGGTGATCTTCATCCCCACCTGCGCGCCCATCGACCCGGCCACCGAGAGCTGGAGCGCCTTCACCTCCGACCGCAACGCCCTGCTCGACGGCCTGGCCTGCGACCAGGTCAACCCCGTGGCCTCCATCTGGCCCGACGACCAGGGCGCCTATTGCGGACGCCTGTGCGACGCCGCAGTGACCATCGCCGACACCCCCATGCGGGTCATCACCGGCCCGGTGGTGGGCATCCGCTCGGTCAAGCCGGTGGACTCCGCCGACCGCGAGGTGGACATGTCCGTGCTCAAGGCCATGGACGCCGCCCGCTGGACCGTGCCGCAGTGGTATCCCGACTACCCCGGCGTCTACTACGGCGACGGCAACGTGCTGGACGTGCCCGGCGGCGACTACCAGGTCATCGAGTACCTGCGCGTGGTGCACAAGGCCATGCGCAAGGTCTACCCCCTGGCCGTGGCCAAGATCGGCGACCGCAAGCTCAACTCCACCCCGGCCTCCATCGCCTACCACGAGAGCTACTTCATGCGCCCGCTGCGCGAGATGAGCCGCAGCGTGGAGATCCTGGGCGTGACCTTCCCCGGCGAGGTGGAGCCGCCCAAGGATGGCGACATCTCCATCACCTGGACCACCAAGACCAAGGTGCAGATCTACATGGTCGTGCGCCCCTACAACTGCCCCAAGGACATCACCTGCAACATCATGTTGGACCTGTCCAACCACACTGAATAGGAGGCCCGGCCATGAACCGGATCAGCGGAAAGAGCTTTGACATCAACATCGGCGACATGCTGGTGCACGTCGACAAGGCGACCCTGTCCATCACCGACAACAGCGCGGTGGCCAAGGATCGGGGCGTGCCCAACGGCCGGGTGCCCGGCGACGTGGAGGCCGCGGGCGAGATAGAGGTAGACCCCACTGCCCTCAACCTCATCATCGAGGCTGCACGGTCCCGCGGATCGTTCCGCGACCTCGACACCTTCGACATCCTCTTCTACGCCAACTCGGGCTCGGGCGAGGAGCTGAAGGTGGAGGCGTTCGGCTGCGCGTTCAAGATCGAGAGCCTGCTCGACATCGACTCCAAGGGCGGGGAGAAGCACATCACCAAGCTGCCCTTTGACGTGACCAGCCCGGACTTCATCCGTATCAACGGCGTCCCGTACCTCTCCACGTCGGAAACCAAGGACCTCCTCTAGGGGATTGCCATGGCCGACTTCTGCGACATGGGACACGAGGCCGAGGAGATGGCCCGCAAGGCGGCGCTCTCAATGGCCGGGACACGGCGGGCCGATGCGCCGAGCCGGGAGACGTGCGCCGAGTGCGGCGCGCCCATCCCCGAGGCCCGGCGCGCGGCCGTGCCCGGCGTGACCTTGTGCGTCGCCTGCCAAACCGCCGCGGAGGGAGCATGATCGATGTCCGGCTGATTCGCTTCGAGCGTGGAGAGCAGGGCACATTCGGGCGCCTGTCGGCCCCCGGCTACTCCTGCTTTGTCGCAGAGCTGCCCTGGCACGACAACGCCCGCGATATCTCGTGCATCCCCGCCGGGCTGTATGATTGCCACCTGGTCGCCTCGCCCCGGTTCGGGACCGTGTACCATGTGACGGACGTCCCCGGCCGGGGGCACATACTCTTCCACTCCGGCAACTATGCAGGCGATGAGGCGCGCGGGTTCAGGACACATTCGCGCGGGTGCCTCCTGCCGGGATTGCACCTGGGCCGCCTGGGCGCGCAGCGCGCCGTGCTGGCGTCACGGGCCGCGCTGTCCGAGTTCATGGACGTCATGGACGGCGCGCCGTTCACCCTCGAAATACAGGAGTACTTCAATGTTTGAATTCCTCGGAGCCATCTTCACGGGCGGCCTCACCGGCCTGCTCGGCACGGCCCTGCAGGGCGTTGCCAGCTATTTCCAGAAAAAGCAGGAGCACGCCCAGAAGGTGGAATTGCGCCGCCTGGACATGGAGATGATGGACCGGGAGTGGGAGCACCGCGACCGGGCAGCGGCCCGCGAGGGCGAGATCCGGCTGCAGGAATCTGCCGACGGCCTCCAGGGCGCGAGCTACGGGCATGACTCGGCCAGCTACTCGAAGGGGCTGAACATCTCGTCGGTCTTCCTGCGCGGCTGCCTGGTCCTTGTGGACGTGCTGCGCGGCATCGTCCGCCCGGCCCTGACCGTGCTCCTGTGCTGGCTGGTCTGGGACACCCGGGCCGAGGTCAAGGCCGTGCTGGACGCCTCCGGCGTAGCGGCCATCTCGCCCAAGACGGCACTGGCCCTGTACCACGAGGTGGTGACGACCATCCTGTATGTGGCCACCACCGCCCTGGTCTGGTGGTTCGGCGGACGATCCCGGGCCATCAAGGGAGAGCGGAAGTGACCAGCGAGCGCGACCTGCTTGTGCGCATCGACGAGCGCGTGAAGGCCATCCAGGAGGATATCCAGGACATCAACAAGGCCCGCGCCTGCGAGAGCCACAACGAGAAAATCAAGACCCTGGAGCGCATGGTGTGGGGCTGCGTGGCCGCGCTGGGCGGCGTGGGAGCACGCATCCTGTACACGGCTCTCCGATAATCGAAACAACCAAGTGGAGGACACCATGGACCGGAACATCACCCTGGACATCAACGGCAGCGAGATCGAGTTCAACGTCGGCGTGGACGCCTACAACAAGTTCATCAACGAGTTCCAGCCGACCAACAAGGTCGCGCCCTCGCA